CAGGATCAGTCAATCGCGCTGCATGTTCATTTGGATAAGGGCGCGCCTCTTCCATTTGCCTATCCTGCAATGCCTTGATTCTATCTGCCTTCTCATTGGCCCATGTCTGGCCAGCATCACCACCCCACGCCGCCCATGCAACGCGGCCCGCTGATGGATAGCCATCCTCTCCCGGACTGAATCCCTCGCCCTGCTTATCAACCTCATGGCGTGCAAACCATGCCGCCATCGTGATCACCGTGTCAGGGCTCAACTCATCACCGCTCAGAATCTGGCCCGCCCTGGCCGCGGCCACCTCAGTGCCGCCCGCTTGGCCCTCTGCTTTCCAATCGCGATACCGCTGCGCCTCTTCCCTCATGCCATCGGTAGGCATCAGGTCAACTTCAGTGCCGGCAATATTTGCCATCAGTCCTCTGCCCCTTCGGTGGGATCCTCGAGCACTGATTGCTCTTCGTACTCTTCCTCTTCCATTGGCGCAGCCGTCTCTTCAAATGCAGGCACCGCGTCTTGATACAGCGGTGGCTGCGCATTGCCGCCGCTGGTCACTTCACTCGGATCGGTGTCGAGCACGATGTCCATCTCATCAAGCATCGCCAGCTCAGCCTGACGTGCCATCAGAACATCATCGAGATCGCCGCCCTGCTCGCTGATCACTTGGCCCAGCGTCTTAAATCCGCAGCGCACCGCATCCTTGTAGGCGTTCACTTCCTTCTGCGGATCCACCCATTCCCAGCTGCGTGGAATCCAGCGGCTTGCGCGGTAGCGATCGGGATTCGTCTCATATGCCGGCAGGTTCAATGCACCGCTCAGCACCGCCATCTCGAGCCAGTTCTCGAAAACGATCTGATGGAAGTTCTCAATGAAGAACCGCTGCAGCACCTTGTACGTGTCCCGCTCTTCAAGCAGGCTCAGCCGGCTGCTGCTGTAGTTGCTCTCTGAGAAGTTCTTGCTGATGCTCTCAAACGACACGCCAACGCCAGCCGCCACAGCACGCAGCATCGAACGCGTGAATCCTTCCAGCTGGCCATCAGGTGCGTTCAGGTCCGGCACCGTCACGCTTTCGCCAGGTGCCAAATACTTGAACACGCCCGGCGTGAACTCGCTCACGCGGTCGCCTTCGTAGATCTCATCACCGATCAGCTCACCCTCAGGGCTGCTGATGAAACCCATCAGCGCCGAACTGGCCCGAGCCCGCACCACCTCGGCCTCCTCATAGCCCTGCAGCATGTGCAGTCGCATCAACGCCGAGGCGAACCATGTGACTCCTCTTGTCTGCTGAGGGCGCTCAGGTAGGAAAAGATGAATCACCTCATCAGCAGGCACGCGCACGCGGCGCCCATTGGTGCGCGGGTTGCCCGCATATGTGTCGCCAGGGTGGTTGGCATAGAAGTGGTACGCCTGCGGCCGCAGGTAGCCGTCCACCTCGATGCCCATCCGAACCGTGTTGCCTTCCTTGGCCTGCGGGATGTCATCGTCGATCAGGTAGTCAGCCTCGAGCACCTGCAACGCAAACGGAACCTTTGAACCGCCGAACGGCTGACGGATCATCCGCACGAACACCTCGCCACTCTCAGCCAAGCTGCGGCACAGCAGGCGCTCCATGTCGTGGAAGCCCAGCAGGCCGCTCACATCACAGCGGCTCTTGTGCATCCACTTTTCCCATGCCTCGTGGATCTGGCCATTGATGGCCTCATCCAATCGGCCGCCGCGTTGCATCCGCACCTGCGACTGATGCTTAATGCCGTGCCCGATCACATTGTTCTGGATGCTGCGCAGCGCTTGACGGGCGTAGTCATTGTCACGGCAAAGCTGCCGCGCACGATTGCGCAGTGCCTTGAAGCTGCTCTTAATCTCGCTGTCTGCGCTCGTGCCACTGGTTACCCAATCAGCAGTGAGACGACTCACCCTCGCGCCTTGATACGCCCGCGCACGGGGTCGCACCGGCTCAAACCCCATCGCCTTAAACAGCCGCGTGCGCAATCCCATCAGAACCTCACGAACAGATTGTGGGGGTTGCCTTGACCGTTAGCGATCAGGCTCGCCATCTGCTCACGCTTCACTTCAGCCTTCAGCCTACTTTCGCGTTCCATCAATTCACCCAGATCCAGTTTCGTAAAGCTCCGGCTGCCGATGCTGTACTGCTTGGCCTGCCCGCTGATGATCGCTCGGATCGCAGCCTGCACAGAATCCAGATCAATCTGCGCCTGGCTGCGCCCGTCAAATGCACCCGGTGTGCCGGCATAAGACAACGCCGACAGCACCTCAACCTGCCCAGCGCCCAGCGTTACCTTCTCACTGCCGGCAGTAGCAATCGCCTGCCAATACCACTGCCCAGCATCAAACCCTGCACTGGGGCTAGCGGCCAGCGTGAACTCCCATCCGGTGCCGTATGCGGTGCCGACAACAGTCGCACCCTCGCTAGCGGTATTGGTGCGCAGGTAGTAGGTCAGCGTCCAGCTGCTGCTGCTGATCGCATTGCCCAGATTGTCGACCGCTTCAACATCACGCCACTTCACCGTGTCGCCTGCCCTGATTTGCGCGGGGATGTTCACGGCCTACCAGTTGCTGACGAATCCAGGTCCAGCCGCAGGTGCTGGCTGTTGCTTCCTCGATCTTAGCGGTGCTTTCTTTCCCTCTTCCAGCTGCACCCGCAACTGTTCCCACATCGTTGCCTTATTCATCTTCCGCCCATAGATCAACATCGCCGCGTAGCCATACACCGCGCAATCCAACGCCTCGTTGCGATCACCTGCTTTCTTCACCCACTCCCGAATCGGAAAGCCGCGGTGATACCGCAACGCCTGACGCTCACTCGTGAGCTGCCGGAAATACTCATCGTCTGCAGCAAGCCCGAAGTGCAGCCCGCCCGTCGTCTCGTTATGGCGCAGCCGCCCGAACAGTGTCGTCTTGATCGTGTCGGTGCCCAGTGAATACAGCGTGACGCCGCGTTTGATCACCTTGCCGCGCCAGTTCACATCCTGCTTTGTGCCCTTGCCCACTGCCGGGCTGTTGCGCCTGCTGCTGCCCTTAATCGCAACCACGCCCTGCGCTCCCCTATCCCGCACGTAGCGGTACACCTCATGCGTGCAGTGGCCGCCAGAGTCGATCGCCATCTGCGCCACCTTCAGATGCTTGCCGCCCTCCGTCTCCCACTCAGTCGCCAGCACCTGATCCAACTGTCCCCACACCTCCGTCAGCGTCGGATCGCCCATCAACTCCTGATGCCACACCAGCCAGCCCGTCTCACCAGCACCCCAGCCCCATACGCTCACTGCTAAGCGGTTGTCCTGCACGTCTACTCCAGCGGTCAGCAGCACCACGCCAGCAGGGCAGACGCCCGGCTTGTAATCCAGCCGCTTGGCCAGCAGTCCATCAGCGCTCACCTTCGCCGCGTAATCCTCCTCCCACGTCTCCGCCAGCCGCGTGTTCACGAATGACTTCAACGCAGGCGCATCACCCTTCGCACGCAGGAAGTCATCCACCAGCTGCTCCCAGCTGCACCACCCCAGCGGTGAATACAGCCCGCTCAGATGGAACCCAGCCGTGCGCCCATTGCTCGCAGCAGTCGCGCGCCACTCACCACCGCGCAACATCGCCGGCTTGTGCATCTCCTCGAATCGCTCGCCGCAGTGCTCGCACTGATACCGCGCACTCTCCGGCCGCCCGTCATCCCACTTCAGCTGGCCCCACTTCAACCACTCCATTGCGCCGCACGCCGGGCACGGCACATAGAACCGTCGTTGATCGCTGCGCTGATACTCCGCCTCGATCCGGCTGAAATCCTTCACTGTCGGCGTGCTGGTAAGCAAGATCTTCCGCCGCGCAAACGTCGTCGTCCGCCGCTCCGCCAAACTCACCGGATCACCCTCGCCATCCACATCAGCAGGGAAGGCGTCCACCTCATCGCAGAACAAATATCGGCACGGCGCTGATCGCAGCCCGGTGGCGCTGTTCGCCCCAGCCATCAGCATGATTCCGCCGCTGAACTCCTTGCTAAACATCGTGTTGCCAGAGTCACGGCTCCTGGCAGGCGCAATCTTCGCCGCCAACACCGGCGTTTCCGTGATCATGCTCTCGAGTCGCTGTTTGCTCAGCCGCTTCGCCATCTCGATCGTCGGCTGCACGCACAACATCGGCCCCGGCGCATGGTCGATCACGTACCCCAGCCAGTTGCTGCCCGCCTCCGTCTTACCCGTCTGCGCCGCAAACATCATCACCACCCTTTGCACCGGGCTCTCACTGCTCAGGCAATCCATCGGCTCACGCAGGTAAGGCGTCCGATCCGTCCGCCATGGCCCCGGCTCAGCGCTTGCCTTGCTGCTCAGTCGGCGGTGCTTGTCCGCCCACTCACTCACCGTTAGCGGCTGCTCAGGTCGCAGCCCCTCGAGGAAGCCCTCGCGCCACGCATTACTCATCACACAGCTCCACCAGCGCCGCACGGTGCTCTTGCGTCAGCACCTGATGGATCCGCACAGGGTCCACCTCACCCGCCAGCTGGTGGCTCAATCGATCCGCCAAATTCGCCAGCGCCTCCCGCACACTGCGGCCCATCTTGAACGCTTCCTTTTTCACCTCATCAGCAGGCACCAGCTCACCACGCTGCTGCGTCACCTGCAGCTTCGCTAGCTCCGCCTGGTAGTGCTCACGCCTTGCCCTGCTCTCATTCAGATCAGGAATCGCATCATCCGGCAATCCCTCCACACGCCGCTTCAGCTCCGCCGCATCGCGCGGTGGTGGCGCATCAGCAGGATCAGGCCGGCTCACCTTGCTCACATTGTTCGCAACGGTGTTTCGGTTCCACAGCTCCAACGCCAGATCACGATCCAGCCATTTCTTCTCATCCTTCACCACCACTGCAGCAGCGATGCGGCTCTTGCTCGCATGTGTCACCGCTGCCTTTGTGCATCCCCTGATCGCTGCAAACTCAGCGAACGTAACCAGCACAGAGTTAATTCGATCTAGCGTTAAGTTAACGCCCACTAAACCCCACTAAACTGTCTTAGCAGGAGTCTTATTTGAGACTCAGTGAGATCCCTTGCGCCGCAACGGTTTAGGGGTGGTCAGGTCTGACGCTAGAGAAATGGCGAGCCGATGAACGACCA